GTGCAGAAAGGTAGCTAGTAAGCTGTGGCGTATCGTTTAGCATCTCCTCAGAAATTCTAAAGTATGTACCAATTTTCTGTACGTTAGCATCAGACGCTGTAAAGTCAAAGTCAGACTGAGATAGTGTAGAACCTTCAGCTGTTGCACCAGCACCGTTAGAGTAACCGCTTTCTTTTACGAAGCGTACTACGTCAGACGCAGTAGAACCTTGCGCGATTAGCTGGCGCATATGAACCAAACGTGTAGGGTCATATTTGTAGCCTGGTACGCGGTCAGCTGGTATAACTTCGCCTGTAAAGTCAGCGCCTGTAGTCATATCAGCCTTCACTTCAAAACGTGCAGCTTTAGACATTCCGTTACGCATAGCGTCAATAGCACCGCCTTCTATAGCTTCCATTAAAGCGCCTTTGAAAGTTGCTTTTTTGCCAGCTTCAAAGTTCTTTTTATTAGATACTTCTAACGCGTCGATACGTTCGTTAAATTTAGTTGTTAGTGTAGAAATTTCAGACTTTAACATCTCGTCTGCTTTTCCAGTAGCGCTTTCTAGCGCTTGACCGTAGGCCTTTTCCAATTTAGCGTCGATTACGTCGCCTAACTGGTCTAGGTGTTTTTTAGTATTATCTTCCATTATAGAAAAATTAAAAAAGTTAGTTGTTAAATTTATTTATTAAATACTCGAAAACCTCTTGGCTGTTATCCACTGGCTGCGTGTCAATAGACGGCGCAGTAGCTTTAGAGAATAAACCCTTTAGTTTTAGTAGTTCGGCTTCGATACAGTACCCCATTTCGTCGCTTATATCGCCTTTGCGTACAAGTTTAGCTAGTGCATCATATCTTTTTAAAATGTTTTCCTGGGCTTTTTCGCCTTTAACGTCTAGTATTTTAGCTTGGTCGTTAGCCGCTAGTGTTACGGCGCTTACTTCGTATAGCTTTACTTCCGTTATTTCGCGGTAGTCCATTTTATTTTCTTTTTGCATTGGTAGAATACCTACGCTGTTTTCAGTAATTACGCCAGCTTTCATTAGTTCGATAACGTCGTTACCTAGTGTAGTCTTGGCTATTTCAGCTGTAAACATTAAACCTTTGTCGTCTTCTACTAGTTCTACCATTTTGCCCAGTGGCTGCGCCATATTGTGCTGGTATAAGTATTTAACGCGGTGTCCGTTTTCTTTGATCGTCTTAGCGTATGCACCAGGGCGTATAATATCGCTGTCGCTATCTTTGTTATTAAAGTAGCTAGCGTACCCTTTTACTATACCTTTTTTTTCGTCAGCGTCTACTAGTTCGCCTAGTGGCGCGCTTTTAAATAAAATACTCATATTAGAATAATTTGTACAAATTTACGGTTTTTTTATTAGTGTTATTTCGCCACCGTCTAGGGTGTTTTCGCTAGGTTCTATATACTGTAGTACTAGGTTTTCTTTTAGTGCTTTGCCTAGTAATTCTTCTAGCTGTTCAGCGCCTAAAACATTTAAGTAGTTTAGTGGCGTTTCTAGTTCTGGGTGTAAGGCTTCGTATTTTTCTATAAGTTTTAGTAGCTTATCCATTACCTACTTTTTAAAAGTTCGTTCCAAAGTTTTAACGTGTCAGCATAAATTTCTGGGTATAGCTTTTTAAATACTGGGTTACCTAAATAAAAGTTTTCTGCTGTGTGTGCTAAAAATTCGGCGTGGCGTTTAGTCATAGTTTTGTAATAGTCCATACTGTGTCCGTAGCCTATTTTATTTTTACTTACAGCGCCAAAAAAGTCGGCTGTAGCGGTCCATAAATCGTCAAACTCAGCGCTACTTAGTTCTGGCATTTTAGCTTTTATTTCGTAGTATTTTTCGCCTTGCAACATTAAATCGCTTTTATACTTTTTAATTTTTTCTTGCGCTTGTACACTTCTACTATTTAAACCTAAATTTTTCTGTAGTTTTTTAAATTCTTTAATTACTATAGGGCTGCTGTCTAGTCCACTTTGCACCCATAAATACTGTTGGTGTATTGCGTGTCCTGCTTCGTGTGCTATAGTTCTTTTAGTTAAAATTCCACCTTTGTTATTTGTAGCTTTGTTTAAATTTAAAATATAGCCGTCTATAAGTTTATTAGGTTCTGTACTAAATTTTATAAGTAGTTCACTACGTAAATCTTTAGTAAATTCTAAGTTACCTACGTCGTAACCTTCTTTTTCTAATTTGTCTAGCTGCTGCCAGGTGCTATAACCTGGGTGTTCTGTACGTTCTAAGTAGTCGCCTAGCGGTTCGCCTTTGCCTTGGTCTGGTCCGCTGTACCTTGGCTTAGGTTTTGGTTTTGTTGCGCCTATAGTTGCTGCTATACTTGCTACGTCTGCTGCTGTTAGTCCACCTGTTAGGTTTTCGCCAGCTAACTGTACGCCTATATTTTCTAAGCCTTCTACAGCTACAGCGTCTTCTATAGGTACTGGTATAGGGACGCATCTACAGTTCACTACGTTACTAGCGCTGCCGCGTCTGTCGCCTGGTTCCATTAGTTCTTCGCCTTGCACTATAAAAGGCTGGTCGTATGGTACGGTCTGGCCGTCTGCTGCCCTATGGCTTGCGCGTTCGCGTCCGTCTAGTGATGTAGACCATTCTTTTTGTAGTTGGTCTTTTGGGAATATAGTAGTAGCGCTTTCTAGTATAGCCTTATTACTTATAGCGGTGGTTTCTGTACGTATAAAGCGTTCGGCTTGGTATTGACTATAGCCGTCGAATTGACGCCGTAATATACGCGCCTGTTCAGCTGCGCCTAGCGCTTGAAATTCTGGGTCGCGGCTTAGTTTAGTTGTAAGGGCTATAAGTGTTTTTAAAGCTGTACCCTGTACTAGTGTTACGTTAGTCTTAGCTACCGCAGCGCCATAGCTAGCAAAACTTGTGCGCCATTGGTTTTGGTATTGGTCGGCGCTTTGCTTCTTTACAAACTTCTTATAGTTCTTAAAATACCAGTTAGCAAAATGTAGTCCAGTGTCTTCGTAGTATTCCTCGTAGAATTTAGACAAAAAAGCTACAGGGAATAAACCCTGTACTATTATACGCCCTTCGTCTACAAACTGCTGGACGCCTTTAGCGTATTCGGCGTTATACCATTTGCGTAGCTTAGCTATATACTGGCGTTCCATTTTACCGCGTTCACGTTCTACGGACGTTTGCCAGACTTGCTTAAACTGTTTAGTTAGCAGTTGTTTAGGCATTGTCTTCTAGTTCGGCTAGCTTCTTATTTGCATATACGCGCATAGCTTCGCCGCCCCATAAGTTGTAAGCTACAAAACCGTTATCTAGCCAGGGTTCGTCTTTTAGTTTGTCGTCTACAGTACTGTAGGTTTTGGCGCGTTCTAAATAGCTTCTAGTGCGTTTTAAAACGTCTAAGCTTATTGGTTCGCGGCTGCTTAGTTGCTGCGCCCTAGCTAGCCCTACGTTCGTGCCAGCTGTTACTACGTCCCTACCGTATTTTTCTATCCAGCCTAGCATACGCTTAGCGTTGTTAGTAGCTGCCTGTGGGTAGTCGTCGTAGCTTTCTGCTTTGCTAGTTTCTTTACTGCTTTCTGGGTGTTCAGCTGGTAGTAGGTCTGTATCGTGTTTGCCACCCCTAAACTTACCATTTTTAAGCGCATATAAATAACTATTTACGCGCGCCATAGCCCACTGTTCTGGGCTTTGTACTGTTGGTCTTACGCTTTGTGGGTTAGTTCTATAAGCGCCTACACCACGTTTATATACTTCGTATAGTGTACCTACAGTAGTACGCTTGCTGTCGTCGTCGCCTACTTCTTCGTTATGGTCGTTAGTTTTTTTTTCTAGTGCAGCGTTTAGCCTGTCGCTTATTTCTTTGTCTTTGATTTCAGCTATAGCCGTTTCGTATTCTGCGTGGGTGTCGAAGGGCATATATACTTCTTCGCCGTCAAAGGTGTGCTGGTGTGTACCACTACCGCCTAGTTCTTCGGCGCGTACCTGTGCTTCTTCTTCTGTAGTATATACGTCAGTCATTCCTGGTACTTCGGCTTTAACTTCTATACTATACAGCGCTTCTTTGATCAGCCTTTTTTCTTCTTCAATATCTACAGCCATAGGCGCTGGTTCTGGTATTTCTATATCCTGGTTACTTACTGGTAGTAGGTTACTAGGTATATAGTAGTCGTCCATAGCTGGCGTGTCTTCGTCCTTACCGTAGTTCATTACAGCGCGTTTTTCGTTTGGTGTTATCCACCAGGCGCTACTAAGCTGTTGTACTACTTTGTCGTTTTCTTCCTGTAGTTCTGGTATAGCTGTAAAGTCAAAATCTAGGTATAGGTTATCGCCGTACATTGGGACCAGCCAGCGGTTCAGTTCGTCGCGTAGTTTTATTAGTTCTGGTATTACAGCGTTTTGGTATAAAGCCTTTTTGGCTTCTTTCATATTGTTATAGGTGCTGGCTTCTGTATTGTTTAACAGCTGTACAGGCACGTTAAATATGTTACAAATATCTTTTATAGATGCGTTGTATTGTTCTATTAGTGAAACGTCCGCAGCGTTTAAACCAAAGTTTACCCAGCTTAGTTTCTTAGGTGTTATAATAACGTCGCCGCCGTTGTTACTACCTTGGTACTGCTGTCTAAATTTATCCTTTAACTGTTGCGCCTGTACTTCGTTTAGGTCGCCTTCTTCGGACATAAGTACACCCCTAGCGGTCTGGTTCTGTAGATATTTAACCCCTGTAGTTACAGCTTCGTTATTTGTTGTTAAACTTCTAAGACCAGCGCGTAGTGGGCTTTGACCGTATAAGTGGCTGCCTGTACCGTCGTAGTATGGGTTAAAATCTTTTATATGTAGTACGCAGTCGGCGTCCATACTGTAGTTACCGTTATATTCTATACGGTATTCTTTTACTGGCTGCATAATACCGTTAGATACTATTTCTACTACTTGGCTGGGCAGTATATATAGTTCGGTGTACTTACCCTGGCTAGGTCCGCTATCTGGTCCTATACCATATACGTAACGATTACCAGTTAGCTTACCAAAAGCTATTAGTTCAGTTAGCCAGCTGTTATAAGACTGCGCCGCGTTTGGCCTGTCTAGCAGTTGGTGTAGTGCGGTGTCTTTAACTTCTACTAGCGCGTTCTTCTGTAGCATCTTAGCCTGGTACATAGTGCTACTATCTAGCGTGCCACTTGTTAGCGCTTTGTATCTTTTTAAATCGTTGTCGCTTCTTTTTTCGTAAACTTGAAACGGTATAGTAGTAGCCGCCTTAGTTATAATATTTACCAACGAATATACTGTAGCGTTCTTACGGTAGCCTTCGTCTATATAGCTTCTGTCGTTTTCTGGGTTCCATAAAATACTTTCGCCTAAGTACTGGTATATAGCGCGGTTATATTCGGCTGCTGTCTGTTGGGCGTTCTTTGTTATAAGTTTTGAAATTCTGTCTAATAGGCTAGCCATACTTAATTTTTTACAAATTTACTATTTTTAAATTACAAAAAAGTCGTTACGGTTCTTATATAAACTATATGTGCTGTATCTAAGGCTATCGCATAAGTGGTTATGTTTGTCTATTGGCGTATTTATTACCGTACCGTCCTTTAGCTGCTGCCAGTAGTAGTTCTGTTGTTCTTTGATTAGGTTAGTACTTTCTTGGCTTATTATTACGTCAAACTCTTTAAGTAACGATATACCAGCGGTTATACTACCAGCGCCTTTTACAGCTGGCTTAGCCATACAGTCCATTTGTTTAAGTTCTACTATACTCTTAGGTTCGGCGCTATCGCAAAACATAAGCGTATGGTTTAACCCTTGCGCCTTTAGAAAGTCCGCTATATCGCGGTTAGTGTAGCCAGTCTTATATAGTAGTTCGTGTACGTATAGCTTGTTACCTTTCTTAGCTACTTTAAGTATAGCTGTAGGGTCATTCGTAAAGCCAAAGTCTAAGCCTAGGTGGTAGTCTAAGTCTGGGAATTCAGCGTAAGGTATCTGGGTCCAGTTCTGGAATATCTGGCGGCTACTAAATACTGCACGCTGCCCTTCGCCAAAGACGCGCCAGTAGTCTGGGTCGCGTTCCCTTAGTAGTTCTATTTCACGTACTAGTTCAGCTGGTAGAAAGTTGTTATCCTTATATGTTGTTATCCACGTTTCGACGTCGTCGCGTTCTATATCTATTAGTTCAGTATAAAGCCAGTGTACAGGATCAGAAGGGTTAAAGTCAATTATAAGCTGTTCTGTTGTACGCATATTCAGCTGTCTAAAGTCTTCGTAGTGCAGTTCGTTAGCTTCGTTTATAAAGCATATATGGCGCTTTCTACCGCGTATTTTCTGGGGTTCGTCTACAGATAAAAAAGATATAGTACAGCCGTTATAAGTAAAGGTGTTTTCGCTTTTGTTATGTACGCCTTTGTAGTAGATACCTAGGCGCTGTAGTATTCCTATTAGGTCGCGCTGTACAGAACCTTTAATAGCTGGTAGCGTTTTACGTACTATATCAATCGTAAGCGGCTTTTGCGCCGTTGTTATACGGTATACTAAGTATTGACATACTGCAAATGTTTTACCGCTTCTAGTACCGCCCTGGTGTATTTTTATTCTAGCTTTACTATTGAGGGTTTGGTAAAATTGTATATTACAGCTTTCTGTTACTTTTTGTCTGCTGGCTTCCATTCGATTAGCTTGCTTTCTATACTACCGTCGTGGGCTATCTCTTGGCGTTCTATATAGCCGCGCTTCTTACCTTTTGTCTTTAGGTAGAATATAATAGCCGTAGGGTTTTCGTCCCTTATAAGGCTATGTAGTTTACTTTCTGCAAAGTCCAGGGCTACGTTACTAATATCGTCTACAGCATCTTTAAAGGCTTTGTCTTTAGCTATCCATAGGTAATAAGTTTTCCTAGCTATACCTACTTGCTTGCAAGCGGTAGTTACTACACCTAAGCTTTTTTCTAAGGCTTCTAGTAGTGCGGTTTTTTTCTGTTGTGTATTTTGTGTAGCCATATTGCAAAAGTACGTAAAAAAGCTATTCTACCTTTAGACCAAACTTTATTTTGATTTGTGTACGCAGTAAACCGTTTTCTGCTTCCAGTTGTATAACCCTTTGGTACAGTTCAGACTTTTCTAGTTTAAGCCGTTCTAAGTCCCTTTTTAGTAGTATATCTGGTTTCGACATTTGCTATAGATCAGTATACCAGCCTATAGTTACGCCGAATAAAAAGCATAATAACTGTAGCTGGTGGGTATTGTGGTTAGTTGGTTCTTCGCCGCGTGTAAAGCTATCAGTATAAGATACGCCTACAGTACAGCCGTAGATAGGAAAAAAAGTTAAAAACATAGTATTTATTTATTATATTTTTTATAAAGATAGGTATAAAGTTCCCATATTTTAGCGCTGGCATCTTTATTATTAGTGTATAAATCTGGGCTGCGGACCTTTTTACCGTTGTCTTCTATTACTATTCCTAGCCCTTTACGCGTGGCTACAGTATAAATTTTTATACCGTTTTTAAGCGCCCAGGACATAGCTTGGTGTTTGTCTGTATTCATTATGTTAGTTTATGTTAGTTTATGTTATTATATGTTATACTAGTCCCAGGGTACGTTTGTGTCTTTTATTACTTCAAAGGTCTTACTAGCCTTACCTATAGGCTTATATACGCCGCCGTTATGGAAGTCTGGCGCTAGGTCAAATTGTCC